TGGAGCGCAAAGGAGAAGCTTATCACGTGGAGGTTTTCGAAATGGAGTTTGATCTGAGAGAGGGAGAAGGAGCCCCGAAGCTGACGGCGAGAGGATGGGAAGAGAGATCACCGAAAATGTACTATCCACCCTCGAGGATTTGATTTAAGGAGACGATGAAGATGGTAATATTTCGACTTGAGGAGAAGGCGTCGATCAACCTGGAGGGTGTCCGGGTATCAACGGCGCACCGAATAGGGGCGGAAACCGAGAAGGGGCTGTTGCTGGAGGTCGTCCATGTAGCCGACGGCATGGACGTGAAGAAAATCGGCTACTGGCTCCCGAAAAGCCAGATCAAGGTTGAGAACGGTACGATCGAGATCCCCGACTGGCTTTGGCAAAAGAAGAGGGAAGCGATGGATTTTGTGAGGTGACGAGATGACCACAACGATATACAAGACCCCGAACTGCCCCAGATGCCGCGAACTGGCGGCATACTTGACCCAGCTGGGGGTCGATTTCGACGAACAGGATATGAGCTCATCAGAGGTATTGACCGATCTCCGATGTGAGGGCGTCTTTGTGATGGAGGCCCCCGTTCTCCGGGTGGGCAACACATATCACAATACTAATATCCTCTGGAATGGCAACAAGCTCGCGGCCGGATATGTGGCCGGCCTCTTCGGGAGGGGGTCGGAATGAACCTTTCCGACTTCGGTGTCTGCGGTACATCCCGCGAGCCAGTTGAGCCGGTATCCGCTATCGAAATCGACGAGGTGCAGCGTGGCTGGTCCCTCCGCGGGCGCGGCCTAGATATGGCCCTCGGTGACGAGAGTTACATGCGGGCTCGCGTGGAGCCCTTGGCGGCTCGTCTCGGCGTCGAGCCCGGCCTGATCCTGATCTCCCCGGCACTGGCGAGGTGGGCCTGATGCCAGCTGGGAATGCCTACCTGATCGCATGGACTCTCTTTCTTTCGGCTTGCCTGATAGGCCTATGCCTCATCATGGAGGGGCTCTGATGCCCCGGTTCCCAGGGACGAACCGGGGCCTCCTCGGGCGGATCAAGCGCATCGACGACTGGAGAGCTTTCGAGCGCAACAAAGCCGCCGTTGCACTCTGGTATTGGCAGGCTCAGAGTGGGGCATATCCGGCTCTCGATGGGGCGATGCCGTGAGCCAGGAGGAGGTGATCGCAGTCTTGCGAGAAGAAGGCAGGCCCATGACGGCTTTCGAAATCCGAGACAGCCTCAACGGCCACCTCAAGACCGTCCAGGCCAACCTCCAGAACGCGATGCGGAACAAGCTCGTCGTCCGGGCCGGCTGGATACCTCGCCGAGAAGGAGAGTTTGGCGGCCCAAAGGCCCTCTATGCTCTGGGAGATGGATGAGACGACTCAGATCGAAGTTATAGATCTTCTCCGAGAGTGGGGAGAGCTAACGGTCCAAGAACTTGCATACCTGATGGGCTGCCCGCCCCAAAGCGCACAGCATCAGTGCCATCGGCTGCGGATATCAGGCCTGATAAGCTACTTTCCGGAGCGCTACAAGCATCAAGATCGCTACGTATATTACCTCGTGGATGCAGGACCGAAAGATATTTAGCTTATCCTGACAGTACCGTCAGGATAAGGCTTGACACGCCTACGAACTAACATCGCTATGGTGGTGGCCTGGACTCCACCACCAACTCTCACTGATCTACTGCCATTTCGGGCCGGGTTTCAACCTCCTTCCCCGGCCCGACCTCCTCTGATCCGCCGCCTGTGATGGCCTCCCCCTTCATAGCGTCTTGGGGTGTCGAACCCCGCAAGAGGCCATCGATAAAATCAATCAGGGGCACGCTATTATACGAGCAGGTCTTCAGCCTGTGAATTCATGGGGCATAATATGAGGAGGCCGCGAGGATGAGAATAGTGCTACGCCACATTTGGCGAGATTGGTGGTGGATTGTTGGAGCCTACCGGACCAGGCCAAAGCTCGAAATGTCGCATGAATCGCCGTCGCTCCAATACGTCCCATCTCAATACATGACGGCCGATGACGCCACCGGGCTGTACATCGATGACGCCGCCGGGCTGTACATCGACGACGCCTAAGCCTGCCTCGCCATCTCGTCGGGGCTTAGCGTGTAGATGTGCCTGCAATTCGGCCCCAGCATATGCCCGCCACCAGACCTGACTTCGGCCAACGTTGGATATCCTGGAGTGTTTCCGGTGAGGGATACCGTGACACCCTCCCATCTCTGGCATGAAGGGCATGCCTTTGAGTGTGAAGAAAATACAACCAAGTCATATCCATGCTCAAGCAGCCTGAGCCGAGTACCTTCTCGAAAACTATTCATTGTACAATCATGTACAGCCATCTGCGTATACGTAGACATCGACCACTGCCGCCCGGCCTTGTCCACGAAGCCCGTGATCCCTCTTTTCGCCAGCTCTTCCCGCATGGCCTTCGCTGACTGTTTCGTCGATTCGAATCCCAGGACCGTGCCCTCAGCAGCCTCGAGCTGGAGAGCTCGAAAGAGGTCGTCCACCCTCCGGCCTATCACGGTATCCATGTAGACCGTCCGGGTCCGCATCGATTCGGCGAGCGCAAAAGCCGCCTGTTGGTGTACAGTGGCAAAACCCTTCGCCAGATGCGTCGAAAACGCCATCCCGTCGGCGTAAGCCATGCCCTCCGAGTAGAGGTACGGCACGACATCCTGACACCATGTCCTGGAGCCAGCTAGAAGCTCTTTGCGGGCCGTGGTGATGTTTGCTTTCACCTGCTGGAGATAGGCCGGATCTGAGCCTCTAAGCAATGCCTGGTTGATCTGCTTTTCAATCCGGGCCTCGCCCCGCTCGTAGAGCTGGATGAGGGCCCTGGCCTGGGCGTCGGTGAGCTTCTGGATTTGGGCTTCAGTCCGCAACTTCGACCCCCATATCGACATCGGATAGGTCCAACCCATCGGGGCCGATACCGTACCTCTCCATTACCTCTTCGTCGCCTCTGACCTCTCGACCCCTTAGAGGCGCTTGAGGCTCAACGGCCCGCGTATTTCCTGTGGCTATTGCGATCTTCCTTAGCTCCTCGGTCCTGGTGGATGGCTTTGGGGGACCGGCGGTTACGGTGGCACCCTTCTCGCGAAGCCCCTCAATGGTTTTACTCTCTTCTGATATCCTTTGCTCTTCGGCCCGAATGCGATCTGAGAGGGTTTTGTAGCTGGTTCTTATGCCCTGGTCTTTCAGCCATTCGTGGATCTGCCTAGCTGATCGCCCCTCTCGTTTCCTCTTCATTATTTCTTCGATTATTTCCCCGTCCGCAGGGAGACCGCTGGGCCTTCCATTTCTAGTTTTCTTCGATAGTTTCTTTTGAGTCGTCGCCGAAATTTCGATAGGCTTGGACGCAACATCATTTGAGCCGGCGAGCTGCAACAGCTCATCGACTTTCGCTATAACTTGCGGCAGCCGGGGGTAATGGTCCCTAGGGATTCCCTCGGGATAGATCGTGGCCAGTAACTCCTCACAAGTCGTCATAATATCCTCGTCACCTCCGCCACAATGTCCCGCCCGTCGCAGAGCACCGACGCCGGGATCGCGTCGCCTGTGGTCGGATTCCGGACGATCGGAGCGAACATAAGCTCCTCGATCGGATCATAATAACCGGACACGCGAAGGTCTGCGAGGATCTCGGACGACGCCCCATAATGCAGCTCGTCGAGCCTCACCTCTTGGAACGGTATGTTCTCGGCCAGGAGCGCCTTTTTCACGGCTTCACAGCCGGAACATTTCGGCATAGTGTAGAGTTCGATCATCATAGATACCTATAACCATGATATCCGCAATTCGGGCATTTTATCTCATATTGCGGAGGGTTCGATGCTAAAATCATTTTTCTGTCAACATCTACCAGCTCCGTGCCGCAGTTGGGGCACGCGATATTATTGGGGGCGTTCTTGGTCTCGAAATCTGCATCCCAAATAATTTGGCTGTTGTGCTCTTCTAACGAAATCATAGCTCCTCCTCCTCCTCCTCGGTTCCAGGCAGCCCCTCGAGCTGGAGCGGCCCCTCTTCCGGGTTCTGTACCGTGGGAGCGTTCGCGGCCAGCTCTTTCATGATCCGGTCGGAGTCTTCCTGAGACAGCCCAAGCTCGCGGTGAGCCTGCTGGGGCGAATAGATCCCGGATCGGCACAGGATCTCTAGCCTCTGCGCGGTCTCGGTCGGATCGGATGCAACCGAAAGCTCCCAGTCCATCTTTACGTCGCCGGCGGCGAATGTCGGTACGTCGCCGAGGGCGAGACGGCTTGCGGCTTCGAGGATCATAGGGATTGCATCCCAGAAGGCCGCCCGGAACCGCCGGAGGTGGTCCATTGTGGGGGTGAGTTCCAGCATCAAGGCCCGCCCACTGGCCACGTTGGCCGCATCCACCCCTGACATCATAGGGGCGGAGATCTCGGTGCAGTTGACCCAAAGCTGGAGAGTGGCGTTGATCTCTCGGAGGATGAGGTCGATGGCCTCGACAGGCGACGCCACGTAAGCCACCATGTCTTTCGCCGACATTTCGTAGGCTTTGTGGATGAGTGTCTTCTCGGGGTCGAATTTCACCCGATCGGTGTCAGGATCTCGTTTTATGGCATCGGGGTGGACGACCGTAACAGGCTTAGAGTGCTGGCTTAGGATGAATCGCATCTGGGAGAAGGAGAGCTCCATGCTTTCGACGTGACTCAGGGCCTCAGAGGAAAATGAAGCGTCTGGGATGCCGTAAGCCTTGTCACTCGTCCTGGAGTTCCAGATGGGGAACACGCACCAACCGGCAGTCGTCTGCGAATCGTTGCCGTCCAGGTCGTAGCCCTCGAAGAGGTTATTCTTCTCGGAGAGATCCTTTCTGGCGAGCTTCCCAGACTCCTCGATCTGGTATAGCCGGTACTCGATGGCGGTTTCTGAATGGATCTCAACCTTGAGCCACTTGATCTTTGATCCGCCTTCGGGATCTTCTGCCCACTCTTTGAAAAGAACGTGATACTGAAACTCCCTGTCATCGTCGGGATAACAGACGGGTATCCAGCAGTCGGGCCGAACCGCCCGGGCCTTGACCCGCTCGCCAGACCTGGAGACCTTCACGACGCCGACACCGCACCGGCACCAATCGGTCCCGGCCTCTTCCAGCGTGACGCCGAACCTGTCGGACTTGAGCCAGGCCTGAAAAGCCTTGTCCATCTCCTCGGAGGCGAGGGAGAGTTTGAGCTCGGGCAAAGCGCCGTTCAGGACGACGCCGACGGCCTTCTCGGGGAGAGGGACCTTGATGTGCAGCTTCTTCTTGGTGGCTTCGGGGTCCTTCTCCATCCAGTTCTTCATGACGAGGAAGGAGTCCCGCCCGCCGTCGAAGATGTCGATGTTCTCGGTCATCCCCTTGATCCGGGCGGCCTCGTCGGTCGGGGGCCAGGGCTGGCCGGATTCGAGAAAATCAAGATTCGTGAGCATCTACTTCTCCGGCCCCCTTCGTATCCGGTCGTTCTCCGCCGCCCGCTTCCCGATAGCCACCCGGCACTCATCACATATCGGCTGATTTTCGACCACGACCCGGTGGGCGGTGCCGTTTTCGAGGCTCTCCAGGACGAACCGCTCGACCACGGGGGCGTCTTTCTCGCAGAAAAGGCACTTCATCCCGTTCCCCCGATCGATCCCCCAACACTCTCTATGCTGTGGAGATGCCCCTCAACGGGGAACCTGGCCCTGCAGTCGGGGCAATACCATTCAGCTATGCAACTTGTGCCGGATTGCGTCACAAGATATTTTCTAGGGTGATCACATGCAGTGTTCATCTATCTCATCTCCCTAATCATATATCTACATCCATATCTTAATGAGTCTGGAAAATGGCTTCCATCATGCAAAGGCTTCTCCTCTTTACTATTCTCATCCCAACGATAATTATTGATATATTTTATAGCGTTCGGGCAATCAGAAGAGACCTTGAGCCATCCCTGGCTGAACATGGTGGCAACGTCGAGGATGCCGTCTTTGACGCTATTGTCGGCCCCCCGGATGTTCTCCACCTCGCCCCGGCCCGACCTCCGGCATTCTGTGATGAACGCCGCCGCCGAGGGGTCGCAGATGCCATCAGGATAGATCGGATTGCCCCGCCACCTGCAAAGCTGCACCAAGTCCTCGATGTACTCTGTGGGGGCCTTCTGGCGGCCCCGGTGCTCCTTCGGGTCGTAGTAGAACTCTCGGACGAGCCACCATCCCAGGCGGTCATTGTGGCGAGCCAGGCCATAGAGCCCAGCGGCGAAGGCGTCCGAGGTGCCGTAATCGACCGAAAACACCCAGTCGATGAACTCTTTGGGGCAGTCTCGGGCGTCCACCACGAAGCCGCCGCCGACCTCTGGCCTGAAGAGATCCCAGATCCGGCCCTCGGCTACGGTTCTCTGGCCGAGGATGTAGCGATCATACCAGACGGACCCCTCTGGATACATCCGCTTATACCGCTCCCTCGTCTCCTCGGAGAGAGAGGGGTTGTCGTCCATCGTGAAGTGTAGATAGAAGACGTCTTTGGGGTCGAACTTATCCAGCCAATCGACGTAAAACGGCTCATCTGGCCCCTCGGGGTTAAGGCTAATCCAGATCTTCGCCCCGTCGATCGACAGCCTGGCGATGCCCTGTTGCAAGAACGAGATGGGCATAAGGATAGCTTCGTCGAAGAAGATGCCCGCCAGCGTAGCTCCCTGGATCAGATCCTGGCTCCGCTCGTCCTTTCCCCCGAAGATCCAAAAAACGTTCTTGTGGCCGAGCCATTCGATTTCGAGGAAGTTCTCGTTGCTGGAGCGGTGGTCGTTCACGATAGCGCCACGGGCCAGGAGCATCCTCTTTAGAGGGCGAATGATGTTACGCCGGGCGCTGCCTATCGTTTTTCCGCAGAAGGCAAACTCATAATCGTCAAATTCCGATTGAGCCCAACAGGTAAAAGAGAAGCTCCCCGTCAGCGTTTTGCCGCTCCGGACGGCCCCCTCCATGCAGATGATCGGCTTATGGCTTACTGGCGACTCTGGGAGCCACCAGGACATGACCTTATAGCCCTTCTCGGAGAACGTAGGCGACCACTGGAAGGCGGCTTTAGCTTCCATCCGCCCCCTCCTCGTCCGAGCCCCAGTCCAGGACTTCGGCCACGCCCCGGAGGGCCGATATCAGCCCGTCGTCGGGCCGGTTCTCGCCCCCGGAAGCCGGAGCCAGCATCTTGAGGGCGTCCAGCTCGGCCCTCTTCGCCGAGACTGCCGGGCCGTACTTCTCCTTCACTCTGGCCTCGTCGGAAATGTCGGCGAGATCCTTCGCAACTCCCTTGATTCTATCTTGAATTTCTGACGCAGTGGCGATCAATCCGGCAACCCGCCCGGCCTCGACTGCATCGCGCATACATCCGTTTTTGTGGCGGTTGATAGCGCCTAAGCTTGTTCCGAATTGTTCCACAATGTTCCGGAACGGCTCTTCTCGTAAGATAGCTGCTTCAATTTCTTCACGCTGTTTGTGATTGCAGATAGTGCATTTCGGGGGCAATTACGGCCCCCGTAGACGTTGAATTATGTTGGCAGAATAAAAACAGTCTTCGCTCATTATGTGCTTATCTTATCGGGCCGATTGTATATAAACTTATCCTTATGGTACTGTAAGGATAAGGTGAGACTATATCTCCCCCTCTTCCTTCAGCAAGGTCTGAGATGTGCATCGGCATAGGACCCTCCAAACTCTGCCCCCTGCTGCTGATTGGCGATGGATGCCAGATCTGGTGGTTCTGCCGGGGGCCGGAAAGATTTCAATAAGCGTTGCAGCATAAAACAGTTTTCGACACCGGAAGGCATAGATTCCGGTGCCGATTTGCTATCTATTCTTTCGTCGATATAGAAAGCGCCGAGGTGATACGCTTCCGCTTCGCTACCAGATCCACTTTTCGCGCCGTGGCCCGCTGGATCTCTCGATCCATCATTGCTATCTCCTCGTCGATCCTGGCGAGAGACGTCCTTTCGACGATAGGCTTCTCAATCAGTATCTGTTTTTTTGCGGTGTTTTCCGTGGTATCTTTTTGATCCCATGATATTTTTTCGGTCATCGTTTTCCCTCCAGAGCGGCCAGCTCAGCAGTCAATGTTTCGACCGCTTTTCCCATCACCGCCGCTTGGCTTCCGTGCATCCGAATCAGGTCTTCCATCCCGACAGATTCGGCTATCCTCAGATTCAATTCTGCGCTATACTTGTCAGCTTCATAGTTTTTTAGAAGCTGTTTCACAATTTGGATTTTCTCTGCCTTTTCAAGCATTGATCTGATCCTCCAAAAGTTCTACTTTCTCAGCCAGTTCCTGAATAGCTTTGATCGCAACCGGAAGCAGTTTCCCGCTGCTGGCCTCCCATCGGTCGTCACTCGGCTTGAATACGAGCCCTGGGATTTCGTAGCCAAATTTCTGTTGCGAGTCGTCGAGATCCTGGGCTATGAATCCAGTGTCCTCATCACCGATCCTCGACCCGTCCCGACAGTTCCAGACCCACCTCACGGGCTTGAGATCTCGGACGAAATCTAGTCCCAACTGGATCGGCTCGATAGCGGTTTTGTCCCTGCGGTCGGAAAGACCGGTGATATTCTGCGTATTGCATCGCAGGGTGGTCACGCTGCCGTTTCCGAGCGTGACTTCGTTGGTGGCGCCGACGGCGGAAGCCTGCGCATCGTACCCAACACACGTCAAATTTGTGCCCGTTGTGTTGGTATAACCAGCGTTCACCCCAAAGAACGAGTTGTAGTCGCCCGTCGTGTTGGCGGATCCGGCGTTCATCCCGAAGAACGAGTTGGATTCGCCCTCTGTGTTGGCATAGCCAGCTCTCATCCCGAAGAACGAGTTGTAGACGCCCGTCGTGTTGGTATAACCAGCATTCATCCCGAAGAACGAGTTGTAGGTGCCCGTCGTATTGTTGTAGCCGGCGCTCATCCCGAAGAACGAGTTGTGGGTGCCCGTCGTGTTGCTGTAGCCGGTGTGTCGCCCGAAGAACGAGTTGTAGGTGCCCGTCGTGTTGGCATAGCCGGCTCTCATCCCGAAGAACGAGTTGGCGAGGCCCGTCGTGTTGGTATAGCCAGCGTTCGCCCCGAAGAACGAGTTGGAGTGGCCCGTCGTATTGTTGTAGCCGGCGTTCACCCCGAAGAACATATTCGAGGATGCGGCTGGCGTGAGATGGTGGCCTGCGAGAGTGATGAGCCCCCCGCTTGCGATAGTGATCCCGTTACCCCCGGCGTCCTGTAGCTGGAGGCCGTCGCCGTCTCTCGCCCGGATTTTGTCGGTGGCGATATAGATCCCATCGCCGAGGACGTTGTTCTTCGTCAACATCATGGCGAGATTGTCGATGAGCTGGAAATTGTTGGCCTCGTTGGCGTTACGGTTGAGTAGGCTGGTCGTGACTTCGTTGAGCGTCATCCCGAATCTGGCCGTTGCCATCTAGCCCGCCTCCTGTCTGATCTTCATCAACTCTGCGACAGTCCTGATTCGGTCCAGTTCGTAGTGGATGAGACGGAGCTTATGGGCCTCGTCGTCAGCCACGAGTGCAGCGGCCGTCGCCTCCTCCCTAGCGTCTTTCGTCTTCTCCAGGAGGATTTTCTGGATCTTGTCCGGGGGGGCGCCGTACTCAGCAGCCTTCGCGGCTTCAGCCTGCTCCAATTTGATCAGCCGATCCTTTGCCTCTGCTGCTACCTGCTGAGCTTTGTACGTCTTTGTCGCCTGTTCTTTCGCCGCCTCGAAGGCGGAGTTTGCCGATTCTATTGTCACCTGGTCCATTTTCATCACCTTAACTCTTCATAATGAATTTTAGGGCGTAATATGGGGGCCGGTTCTCCTGGGAGCTCCCGGCGAACGTGCTCCCGGGGTGGCCGTGGGCCTGGCCTCCGCCGGCATATCCAGTATAGAGATCGGTAGAGTGATCCGTCGCGTACCGCGAATCATAGCCGTAATAAGCGCTCGAATAGACGAGAGTATAACTATATTTGATTTCCCTTCTCCTGTCATAATATTGATGAGTGTGAGTTGGGATTTCGCTGAGGGTCAAAGCGTGAGTGGCGATTGTCACGGTAGCCGTTGGTGTTATAGAGACAGAACCCCCGGAGTTTCCGACGGCATAACTGTTTCCGGCTCCGACGATGAACCGATCCCGAAGATCTGGAGTCCCGTTGGCCCCGTTGCAGTCGTACCAACCGCTCGGCGTCGATCCAGAAAACATGATGATGAGCCCGCTAGGGACCCCCGCCCCGGCGAAATATGAGGCTTCATGTCCCCCCAGGGTATCGGCATCGCACCCAGAGCCGGAGCCATCGTTCCCAGCGTGCCAAAAGCCTGAGTTCATCTCAGATTCGGTGAAGTATCTTGAATCGTGATTGTGATTGTCGACGAGCGACTTCGCCTCTGCGTATTGGCTTTCAAGATGGTTGAGAAGGCTGGTCGTGATCGCCGTCCCCGAAGTCCAGGTCGTCTTTGTGTAGGCCATCAGCTCACCTTCTGGATGTAGTAGAGAGCGTAATATGGCGGCCTGTTGTCGATATTCTCGGAGGTAATTGTGGCGTAAGATCCAGAATGCCCGTGCGCCTCGCCCCAGGTCGTCCCTAGCTCGGTGGAGTGGTTCCGATACGTGAAATCGTTAGGCTTAGCAACATTCGTAGATCCGAGGTGCTCATAGTGCGTGCTAGTGAAGCCGTAGAAATCGTTGTAAGGGTGCCTGTGGCTCGGTATCTCACTGACGTTGAGCGCATGGCCTGCGATGGTGACGGTTCCCGCTCCAGGGGTCACACTGATCACGCCCCCGGTGTTCCCGACTGAATACGTCGATCCGGCTCCGACGATGAACCGATTCCTGAGGTCTGGCGTCCCCGATCCACCGTTGCAGATCGCCCACCCGCTAGGGACATTGGCGTCAGTGCCGTACCAAACGACAATCGAGCCTACTGGGAGGGCTGATCCCATGAGATCAGTAGCGTGCTGACCGTCGATCATGTCAGCATCGAGACCAGCCGGCAGGGTGTCGCCCCCCGACAGATGGAAAAATTTGTTGTCGGCCTCTGTCTCGGTGAAGTATCTTGAATCGTGATTGTGAGCGTCCAGGTAGCTCTTCGCTTCGGCGTATTGCTCCTCTACATGGCGGAGGAGGCGAGCCGATATGAGGGTGGTCGCGGTCCAGGAGGTCGGTGTATAGCTCATTATGCCAACTCCCTCATAATCCAGCAAAGCGCGTAATACGGAGGCTTGTTGTCATATGCGTCGAAGGCGATCGTTGATCCCGGATGGCCGTGCGCCCCATCGCCGGTCCCCACGCTGTTACCTGTAGTTCTGAGGACATCTGTGAAGTCCCAGCCGTCGCAATAATATTGGGATACAGTGCAGACATCCAATCCAATTACATTACAATAATAATCCACGTATGAATGCTGGTGCTCCGGCAACTCCGCCACGGTCAACGCGTGGGGGGCAATCGTCACCGATCCCGTTGGCTTCCTGGAAGCATAGCCTCCAGTTGCGCCTTTTGCATAGCTATCTCCTGCCCCAACGACGAACTTATCCCGGAGGTCCGGGGTCCCATTGACCCCGTTGCACAAGACCCATCCCGAAGGGATGGAAGCCTGCGATCCGCTCCAGATGGCTATAGTTCCTCGAGGGACGGCCTCCTCTTCGATCTGAGCGGCGGAGTATCCGTCTACCGTGTCGGCATCGAGGCCTGATCCGGAGCCATCGTTCCCGGAATTGAAGAAGCGGGCGTCGGCTTCCGCCTCTGTGTAGTACCTCGAATCGTGGTTATGCCCATCGAAGAGAGAATTATAAAATTCATCATATTGAGTCTCCATCAGATTCATCCTAGTATGGGTGATAGCTGTTTGCTCGGTCCAGTCTATCTTCACATAGGCCATCAGGACCACCCCTTGATATCGGTCTTCCGGATCTGCCACGCTTCAAGAGCGGTCTTCAACCGAGAGTAGGCCTGCTTATCGAGCTCTATCCCGGTACCCGCCCCGCTTGTAGCGGCGACGCCCCCCCACCAGCCTATATGTGTGATCTCCTCGCCCGCAGCCTCGGAAGCGTCGATCATCGTTACCGTCACAATTTCGTTGGTCCCGGCTTCATAACCCTCGATGGTAGTCACGGCCTTACGGAAAACCTCGCCTCCGGAATCGTAGAGGGCGCAATACTTCACCCGGTCCGACTCGTCGAAACTCGGATAGGTGGCGCCGTCTGGAACCTCACCAGAGTCCGGGTAGATGTCGTTGAAGAGGTTTGGATCGTCCAATACGGTCCATGTCTTCGAGAAGCTCAACATCCTGATGAGGAGCTGGGAACCAGACGCCGATTTCTTGATCTCACCGAGCTTCGAGGACATGAGCTTTGCGAAGAACTTCTGCCACGAATCGCCGACTGGTCCGCTCACGGCTTCGACCTCGTACCAGATGTAGCCGTGCTCCTCGGAGATATCGACCTCCTGAACGAGCATCTCCTCGGCGGCAAACCCGTGCTCGGTCATCGTGACCTCGATGAGCTGGCCCGCCTCCAGCCCCTCTTTTCGAGTCATGAAAGCGAGCGTGGCCCCATCCATGGCGAACTTTTCGAGCTTCGCGGCGGCGACGTCCTCGGCCTGGCTATGGTTCTGGACCTCCGGCATCACGGCTACAGACTCGACGTAGCCCGTTGTGAGCTCTTTCGCCTGCCGATCGTTGACCGCTGAGGTATCCTCTGAGACGGCTATGACGTCATAGAGGCCGATGTAGATGATCTCCAGAACGTCTTCGGAAGTGAGACGATCCCCGGCGGCGTCCTGGTTGATGTTGGTCTGCTGTTCGGCATAGTACCAATCTGCCCCGGTGTCTCCTCGGAGTCCGACGGTTTTGGCTACGTCGTTGACCTTGATGCTTATTATCTCTTTGACTGGATAGGCGAGGGAGAAGGTCGACTGCTGGCCGTCACCGGTGAAGTACTCGGTCTGCGGAGAGGTCGCTGCCTGACCTCCTATGACGTACTGGCGGTTGCGGTACTCTTCGGATGACCTCTCGACCTTCACAGATTCTGCGATCATGTCGGCGTCGGTGGGGTTCCAGGGGGCGACGTTGGATCCTCGGGCCATGAAATGAAGCTGCTTGTACCGGTCGATCCACCAAGTGAAGCCTGCCTGCTCGGCCAGCTCGTCCATCGCCTCGGATACCGTCACATAGGCGAGGATGGTCTCGGTGATCGTCGGGCCGTCCTCGATGGTTCCGGCTGTGATCCCCTCGGCCACCAGGTACTCGTCGATCAGGTCTTCGACGATATCTCCGGCCAACGTGTCTTCGGCTGAGTATGCCACCACCCGCTTGTCCGCCAGATAGTGATTGTCGACACACTCGACGGTGTGGAGTAGCATCCCGGTTCCGGGCTCCAGAAACTCTTCCACCGAGTCGATGAACCCCGTGAAAAGGACGGCTCCATAGAGGTCGGTCACTTCCACCCTCATCGACTGCGAAAACGCGAATGCAGCGGTGGTATCTACCACGATGAAACTACACTGTGACCGCTCTTCCAGGACGTCTTCAACGATGAACGACCCGGACTTAATGTAGGTCTTCCATTCTCCGCCGTACTCTTCCATCAAGTCATCAAAGGTCTTCGTGAGTCCGAGGCTTTCGAAAGTCTCAGAGAGGCCGATGGTGGCAAAGGTGACGTCCGCCGGGGGGTTGCCTTCCCAGAGTTCAACGTCGTTGATGGTTACCAGCGGCATTAGTTCACCTTCGCATTCGTCCTGATCCTGATCGACTTCGCGGCCCTCGGCATGACAGCTTTGGCTATCTGGCGACTATCCATCTCGACGATGACCGTCACGTCACCACCGTTGCCGCCCTTATCGCCCCAGACCTCCTCGGGGATGATCGCCTCTCGGCGGCTGGGGTTATCGCCGACGACGGCGAGCTGGGGGCCGATAGCTACGCCGCCCTCGGCATAGCTGCCCCACGTCCCGTAGTTCGTCACGATTGCCTTTTGCGATTTGGGGGCGCTCTTCAGCCATCCAGATGAATATGAGAGTGATCCACCGGAGGATTTCGAGGATGAGAGTGATCCACCGGAGGATTTCGAGGTCGTGAGTTTCGTCGCAGCCCCTGACGAAATTGCCCCAGAAATGCCCCCGACTGATTGGAAGGTCATGGGGTTGATCGCGTAGACTTCGCCGCTGGGGGCGGTGTAGATCAATGCGTTGTAGCCGTGCATGGGCGGGCCAAGCTCGCCACACATGCCGCCCGAGGAGTAGCTGTAGCCGGTGCCGCTTGTGGTGCCGCCACCGGCCGTGTACGTGATGCCCCCACCGCTACCGACGACGCGGGCCAGCGACGACATGAGAGAGCCCATCGAGTCGATGAACACTCCGCCAGCGTTCCCGATAGCATCGGCCGCCGTCTGGATGGTCTGGCCCGAATTATCCACGGCAGTGTTCCAAGTCGCTCCGGACTCCGAGGATGCCGTTTTCTGGTTTGCAGCGGCCCAATCGGCGGCGTCCTTCCAGATATTCCCCGAGGAGTAGATATCCCCGAAGAACGACTGGCCCCCTGAGAGGATATTTTGGCGGGCCGCGGCTGATGAGCTGAGCCAGCCAGAAGTCACCGTCTCATTTGTCGCAAGCTGAGATAGTGACACCGCGTTGGAGGTGTCGATGGTGGCCTGGTTGGCTTGCCGGGTGCCTATTTGGAGGATGTCGTTTCGCTGATAGGCCCCACCGAGCTGTATTGCGCTAGACTGCTGAGCCGATCTGATCGTGGCCCCGCTCGCATAATTCGAGGAGACGTAAACGCTGTCGGCGAGATCTTTTCCGGCTCCGACGATCTCTTCGCCGCCGTTGATCGCCAACTTTTCGAGTTCTTTTCCGGCTCCGACGATCTCTTCGCCGCCGTTGATCGCCAACTTTTCGAGTTCTTTCCCGGCCGACCCGATGTAGGCGGTGAGCTTTCCGGTCGCTGGCGAGATAGCGTAGGTGACGGCGTTGGCGAACCCGGCCACCTCTTCGCGGCTCAAGATCTGGCCGGGCTGGTAGCCTTGGGCCTGCTGAGAGGAGGAGAGGGACCGAGAAAGCCACCCCTGGAGGTTCGCTGGCATGGAGGCAATCTGGCTGCTGATCGACTGGAGGCCAGCCGGGAACGCCGCCGTATTTCCCGCCGTCTCGGTGGTGGCACTGGCGACGTTCGGAATGGTGCCCGCGATCGATCCGACGCTTGCAGCGGTGGCGGCTTCTTCGGCTCGCATGGCTTCGAGATCGCTATGTACCGCGTCCCCGGTGGACTTCCAGGAGGAGGTCACCTCGTCGGTTTGAGCATCGATTTTGTATCCAAGCCTATCCTGCCATCCTGCGAGCGTCTCCTCATATCCGAGGCTTCC